TAACGTCATCAAAGAAAACATCTACTCGTGCATCACCTTTTTGTACTGCGGTGATGATATATTCTTCCCATTTTCTTTCGCCTACTGGAACTGAACCATCACCAGAACCATATCCAGTACCACCTGCAGTTAGTGTGATTGCGATAACAGTACCGTTGAGAGTAGCCTCAAGAACTGCTGTAACAGATGGCGAACCTCCAAGAATCGTGACGGCAGGGGGAGCGTGATATCCAGTTCCATTATCGGTAATATTAATAGCATCTATTTCCCCACCAACAGTTATGGTTACTGTCGCAGTCGCTTGTACCGTTGGATCAGTTCCTCCTGAATTATTTGGTAAAGTAGCGACATCTGGTGGACCAATTGTAACAGTAGGTACAGAAGTATATCCAGCGCCCACATCTGTAGCAATAAGACTTCCTAGTATACCATTAAAATCAATATCTGCTGTAGCACCGGCACCACCGCCACCAGTGATATATACTATTGGAATTCCAATATAAGAAGAACCTCCTGAGGTTAGTGTCACATCAGTTACAATACCACCGGCAACTGTAGTATCCGCGGTAGCGTGAACTGAATTTGAATCAGTTCCACCGGAGAAAACAACATCTACAGGAACACCTGCATTTGGATTAGTTTCAACATCTCCAGATTGAAATGTCACTAAATCGTCTAATGAAAGGTCGTGATAAAGTGATTCTATAACATTCTGGTTACCTGCACCTCCTATTGAAGTACAGTTCTGAGGCATCACTAAATTAATATGATATGAATTACTTAGAGATGGAAGGGGGACATTTGCTCCATAATTAATAGGAACTTTAACTGTATCACCTGGATTTAAATTGTGATCGATAGAGTAAACGAATCGGTGATTCGTTGTCGAAGTCAATCGTCCTTCTTCAAGAGGGTGAAATGTACAGTGGAAATATAAATCGTGATAACCGTCTACAATCCAAGGCCAATCTTCGCCGGGCTCCAAGTCAGGAGAAGCAAAAGAAATATTGTCATCGGATACTGCGTTGTGAACTAAAATAGAAGTAGAAGGATTTGTGAAAATAATTGTGTCACCTTCTCGTGCCTCTAAATGATAAGGAACAAGAGTGTGTGCTTGTGTAGTAGGATCGTTGATTGCACCTTCGTACCAAACTCCGGCTCCAGCTAAACAAGCTATTTCCATTGCGGCGAGTGATTCTAAATATTGAATTTCAACACCGTCACAAGTAGGTCGAATTAGGGTCGGGTCTTCCACAACAGAACAAATATATGTTTTTGCATCTGGACCACCACCAACTTCAGAGAAAGTTTCTGTGTCATTTGCTAATTGATCTACCATATTAACAGCGCCCGACGGTAAATCCCAGTTAACGTCACTAACTGTAAGATCGTATGCAAATTTGTATTGTGTATTAGGATTTAAATCAGCCTCAAACCAAGTAAGAGCAACCTGTAATCCATCAGTAAATGCTTGAACAATTTGAGTACCTTCAGTAAAGAAAGCATCAAATTTGTATGCAATACCATTTGCCCAAGGGCGTGTCATATCTATAGGAACATCAAAGCCAGCATTTTTGAGCAATTCTACCTCAAAAGCATCAGAGGAAAATGAACTATTCTGTACTAGATTCGCAGTTTCATAAGTAATATCAAGTCCACCATTAGGTATCATTTCTGTCGGAGAAACAAAATCGGCCGAGCGATTTGCTATATTAAGTAAAAAGTCTTTATATTCTGGAAGATGCTCTAAATTTTCCATTATCTCTAGAGACTTCAGCATCAATGCCAAGTCTTTTACTAGAAGGTCTGGCGCGGCTAACTTAATATTTAAAGAATCCAGAAAAGTGCTTTTCTGTTGCTCTATTGTATTCAACTCTGTTAGAGAAAAATTCTGGAATGTATATTGTGACATTTGTTAATTTCCTTTATTTTTATCCTGACTGAACTTCAATCAGATAATTCAGTTGCATAGAGGTAGTGACAAACGGATCAGCGATCCCTAACATTTCTAATTCTTGCAATCGAACAAAATTATTTTGTTGCTGAATCATTTGATTAGTGCGTTCACGCCACGATTTAAAGGTCTCATCCTTTCTTACGAATGGAATCTCGGTTGTACCTATGCCGTTTGCCATTAGTTACCTTTATCTTCTATCAAATCGTATACGAGTTTCTTGAGGTCTTTTATTTCATTCTTCATACTATTTATACGTTTAGTCGAGTCCTTCTTTGCTATGTTTGATAATTTAGTTTGTTGAATTACCTTTTTACGTTGGACATAGGCAGTAGCATCGGTAAATATTACAGCACCTGTTTTTTCGTCTTTTTTATATGATGGTATCTTAGCCATTATTCATTCTTTCCTATGTTACTGCTAATACTCTCATTTCTCGAATTGCTGGTAAAGAACATCGATGAACCGTATGCAATTCTATTTTTACTCTAAAATGATCGAATGGTTTAGTAACTTTTTTCAATGGAGTAAAGGTATGTTCAATAAATTCCGCTGTTAAATCCATAGATGCGTTACCAATATCAACTCCTCCATCTTTCATTTCTCTCCACATAATTGTTTCTCCCTCAATAACTGCAAGTCCTATAGGAAAATCTGGATGCCAAGCGGGAACTTGACTATCTATCTCTAGAAATGGTACTTCCTCTTTACTATAAGTGCCATCTGGAAGAAGAATTTTCTTATAGAATTTTCTATCGAAGTGATTATCCCAAGTTCCGAACCAGATATCACCTACTTCATATTCAGTTAAATCTGTTATATTTTCTCCAGGAGTACCCGTTGTAGTTGTGTCTGCTCCCACTCCTGATAAATCTTCGGTACAAATATGACAACCTGTCACAATATTTTTCATATCACTTATATCTACTAGACTCATCTCGGTAAGATTTGCCTCATCATCATCTCCATCTACGTATGCTGTAGAGACTTGTGCCGAAGAACCGAAACCAGCCTCAGCAACGGTACCAATCCAGCTTGTCATATTTGCATCTGGAAGTAGATTGTTATTAGTTATAACAATTTCTGGACTATTCGCTCCTTCTGGATATATGTATGCGTAGTATTCTTCAAAATCATTTACAGTATAATCACCGTGTGTTATTGTATCTGCATTTCCTTGCGTTGATTGGTTCCATGGAGAAATTGTAATCGTTCTTGGAGTAACTGAACCTGTATCATAGTATACTTTTACATATGTCTCATTACTTTCCTGTACACTTAAAAACATCTGCAAATCTTCTGCCATATTTGCTAATTTGACATCTTTTGATTTATAGATGCCCATTTGATTTTTCTCTGTGGGCGCGGCATCCCATATAATATTGTCAATAGCAATAGTCGATAATCTTTCTTTATTAATAACAGGAGAAATATTCGGATTACTTGTCGCCATTGACACGTTATATGATATTGGAGTATATTGATAACCAGATGCTATAGTTTGAGAACCATCGATTGATTCCACTTCTTCAAGAACTACTTCTTCGTTATCTTGAATACCGTAAATAATATTATTTGTATCACCATTTACAATTACTTCCATATCCAAAGTAGTTCCTGATAGAACCATTGGTTGAAAATTGGGCGTAAATGAGGCTACTTCTTTAATTCCTGCAAACTCTTTCAAATTAATTTGAACATTTCCTGTTTCCGCAAATTGACATTTATTTATCCGAAACTTAACATCTTTTAATTGTTCTGGAGTCCAAGTCGTATTATTCTGAGAAGTAAACATAGAACCAAGATAAGGTTGCTCAGAGATATAATCTCCAGTAAGTAAATCAACTTCCCCTAATTCAGAAATCCACAAATTATATAAGAGAGAATCAGATATTATAACAAAACAATATTCAGTCCCGTCCATTAGATAAATAGGATCAGCGAATTGGAATCTCGTGCTTATTGAACCGTTTGTAGAAACAGAAACATCTTCAGGATACAGCATAACTTGTGCTTGTGGTATTGCTGTAGCAGTTGGATATCCATTCACCATTGGTCTAATTTCTAATCGGACTGGAGTAGATTCGTCATCTTTTGAGTAGAAATAACAATCAATAGAATCTATGAATGCACCTCCATCTGATTCAGCTACTAGAAATGATTCTGCTACTGGATCATACCATTCGGTAAAGTTTCTTGATGTTTTGGATCGGCCTGTTTCTTGACTTCGGGAAACTGTTCGTGTTTCTCCTAAAACTGTACGGTCTTCCGCAAGCGTTTCGTTTACTCTATAACTTTCAAAAGTTGACATAATATCTTTTTGTCGAGTATCAAGAGTCCCTTTAGCCGTAAAGGTGGCAACTGCTTGTGTAGTCATCGCATCAAAATCATCAAAATCGTCTTTCATAGCAAGTATTTTCATACCCGATCTGATTCTGATTCCTTGTGGACCTTCTGAAGGAATTTGAAATATAGCATTTCTTATTTTTCCTTTTTCATCGGTTTCTACCGGATCTCCCTGTACTCCACCATCCGGAGTTATATAAGCATCAACATCTATATCATCAAACTGAAAATGCATCACAGTATTTGGTCGTAGTTTGTCTACATCAATAGACACAGGGATTGAACGCATCCAAGGAATAGCAGAAACATCTACGGATCTGTCACCAACTTCTGAACGAATATCATTGATTTCCATATGAGACCTTTCACCAGATCGTACTTGACTACTGGTCATCTGTTGTTGTTGATCCCAAGTTTCTGTCGTTACAATTTCTCTCCAGGCAGTTCTTGTTCTTGCCCGGAATCCCATATTAACTTTTCCTCCTCGACCTTGTTCAAATGCTCGTGCTACATTCGTGCCTCCGATTGAAGTATTAGAACTATATGTTACTTCCCTACCAACTTGAACGTTATCTCTTCCGCCCTTATCTTTAAAACCAGACCACGTTGTCTCCCAAGCATTCCATCTTGTTTGTGTTCCATACGTTTCTACTTGTTCTAAAACAGCATTATTATTTTTATTTTGAATAATGACATCTGGCATATATGTTTCTTCAAACCAAGTATCAGTAGAAGGAGTTAATGTAGCGAATCCAACCCAAGATTTTCTTGCGTAAGGATTCAAGTTAAGAACTTGAGAGCCGTGATCCTGTTTAATCCAGGCCTCTTGGACAGTAAAGTTTAATGTATATGTTAAATTGTTTGCACTAACACCTGAAGTTACTCCAGGTTCGCAATCTAGACCATACGATTTATATGGTACAGTACAGATACGGGCTTCAGGATAAATGGAACAATAATATTCGGCATCCATCACATCGCCTATACCGTGATCGGCAAATGGGTCTACTAGAATACCATTTTTATATCTTTGTAATCCTTCGGAATCTAGAACCTGCATATCGGCAGTAGACTTTTCGAGAAGATTTAATGAGGTATAATATTCTAAATTTTCTAGACGACCTTCCATACCCCGAATATCTTGCATCGTATATCGTTTTTGTTCTACGTGAGATACATTAATATTTTTATGAAAATATGTGTACGGAGGTATAAACAAATTATACAAGGTCATTTCATTACGTTCTTCTGTCGGCAGCATAGGCGAATCAGAAGGAAATCCTTGTTTAACTTGAATCTTTCCATCATCATTAATTGTTAGTCTATCTCTTCGTCCAAGATAGTAATCAAAAGAAACTGAAATGCTTGATTCAGGTAAAGGCAAATATGTACCGATTACGTAATCGGCTTCCGATGATCTAAAGTCTATTACATCAGTAAGCGGATGTTCTCCCGCTATTGAATCACGATAACCGGGAACATTATCGTAAAGAATACCAGAATCAGTATATGAATTAACCGCAAAATAGGTTGCTGTTGTAATATTACCGTGTGTGTAGTGGGAGTATGTTACTGAATAAGTACCTGTAACAATGCTCGCATCATTCGATACAAGAGTTGCAAAATCATAAGTCGTATCAGTATCACCACTAATAAAAGTAAATAATTCGGTTACATCTGTAACAGTATCAGGTGCAATAATTTGTGTTACTTCTGTTACAGCGTGAAGAAGAGTTAACGTTGCTCCTACTCCTGTTCCTGAAATAACATAATCATTTGTGGATGTCATATAAGTAATATTTCTCCAAGAAGCATTACTCATATACATATCTGCCATAACAGTAATGGCTTTTCCAGATAGAGTCCCCGATGCGCCTCCGCCGGCGCCATCCATAATTGTAATAGTTGCGGTCTCACTGTTTGTCACCAAGTCAGCTATCCAAGTGGGTCCACTACTTACTGTTCCAAATTCAGGTATAAGAACTCCATCATCATCATTCCAAATATATAGAATTTTTTCCCAGTGCATTCCAATAAAAACCGCAGGAACTGAAGCAACTGTGGCCGCTATTGTTGCTGTAGAATTCTTTTGTGTCGAATATGTTACCTGTCCGAGAGTTAGTGAAGCAGTAACGTCCGAAACATTATACAACCAAGGATAATTTACGCCTTGTGAGACTGCCGCACCTGTAGGTCGATGAAGTTTTGCGTATATGCCAAGGTTTGTTTCTGAAACAATATACAGAGCGGGAGCAACAGCATCAAGACCTACATCATTTTCGAGATATATTCTATATCCCATTATATAGGTACCTGTCAGAAGTGCTTGAGTAACGTGGGTAATTCGTTTATGTTCGCCAATAGTAGTTGGAGTTGTATTTCCAGCGGTATGATTAGTATCTGTTACAAATATAATATATTCTTTTTGGGTGATATTGAAAACACCGTGTAGATCATCTACTGTTTCGACTTCAAAATATGGTCCAAATTCTGGTTTGAGATGATCATTCGGTACGTGGCGAGTGGTTCTTGCTCTTTCTGCGTAAATTTTTATAGGAGTTAAAAGTTCGTGTTCAAATCCGTTAATGTAGGCTTTGCTAGGCTCAACTTTTATTCCAAATGTTTCAGAGTCGTGACCTTCAATCATTTCGATTGGAAATGGATTTAAAGTATAGTTGCCTGATTCATCAAATGTTCTTTTTGCCATCTCAGTGGATAGCAATGAATAATCTGTTGATTGATATTTTGTAGTGATTTTACCATCGCCAACAGACAGCATCCACATCCACTTATTAGATTCACCAGAATCTACTTTTTTAATAAGTGCTAGAGTTTTTTGATATCTATCTCCGCCTGGAGCATTTTGATTATAGAATCCTGAAGCGGGATCGAGAAGTCGTGGGTCTGTAGTTGATTCTACGATAACTTCTTCAATATCGAATCCAACTTCGCAGGTAGGGTTAGCCGATAAAGCATCTAAAAAAATAGTTTGTGCAAGAACTGGAGTAAAAAAACCATCTAGCCAATAAACACCATCCTGAACTTTCGCCTCTAATCCTTGTCCAATGCCTACGATAACTCCCGCTTTGTACAGCATTGCGGGATCATACCAAGAGTTGTCAATACAATCTCCATTGATATCGAATCCGCCATCACAGACAGTATCATATGTAAATAAATTTTCGTTATCGGTAAACTGACCGGAAAGGGCTCTATAATAATAGTAGGGTTGGGTTTCATCATCGTGTAGTTGTTCAATAACAGCAACTGCCAGTGATGTTTCGCCATATACAATACGATTTAACCACGTAGAATCTGCTGTGGCAAGTCCCATCCAATCTCTTTTGGCGATACTGACTCCACCACCTACGACGGGCGATCCATTCTTCCAAATGTGATTAGCAGCCGATGACATCTGGTGCTGAAGAATAGATTGTATTTGTGTTAATTCTCTGGCTTGAACTGCACGCCCAGGATTAAATAAGATTTTTAAAAATCTATCATCTGCGGAGAAGTCATCATAATATGGAGATGTATTGAAATTATATGCCATTCGCTATTATCCTAAAAATATATTCGTATCCCTCCCCATTGAGAGAGATATATGTTTAACTCTAAAATCAGGTTTTAGAATTCAACTACGAGTTTTAAATCTTCAATCTGGTCAGAAGCACGAGTAATCGCTCGGCGATTTTCAAGATAAATTAACTGTCCACTATTTGATTCTAAACTCACACTCGCATCGGCATATACGGCCGCTTGTGCCTTGGTTCCGCCTCCAGCTAGTTCAGGGTTACGTAACAATCCAATCTGTCTAAAGTCATCGTTTTCAGGAAATCCATCAGAAGTTTCCAATCTAACGTGAATTAGACCGTGGTGTGTTTTTGCGGTAAATATTGCATCGACATCTCCAAAATCTGCTTGTTCTGAACCCGATAGAACGCCTTCGCCTGAAATAACAGGCATCCAGTCGTTTGTAGTCGAGTTAATAATATCATTTAATTCTAGTTTATAGAGAAATGTCCATACATAGTTATCAGACGTTAATATTGGTTGAGCAGTTAAACCAGCGGCGTCTCCTGTAAATCCTGATGGCTCTTCGGAAGCACCATTAGGTAACCAAAGACCTCCGAGTGTGTCTTCACAAGTTGCTCGGGATTGCGGAACTGCATCATAAACACCACCGACATAACATTTACCTGTTGCCGGTTCTCCCGTACACATATAAACTCGATATTCTGAATTCATTACTGTAGAGTGATATCCTATTTTAGATACGAATGAGCGTCCAGGCTCAGCAATTCCAGTGATACCTGCTGTGGAATCACCATCAAAAGCGAGAGTGTCTCCAGTATCCCAGTCAAGACGAGGTAGTACCGGAGAAATATCATCATTTTGAATTCGTTTAGTACCAACAATGTCGGCCCAATATTGAGGTTCATCCTCATCTAGTGGATCAGGTAATGTAAAGTTACCCGAACTTTCGTCATTTCCTTGAGCATCATCGGGCCATACGTCAGATCGTCCAAAGCCGAGATACAGGAAGTTGTCATCAACAGAACCAGTAGTTTTGAACTGGTCGATGAAAACCATCAAGTTCTGTGTTCTGAATTTACTGGTTACAATTGCACCCATTTTGATTACTCCATTAAAAAATTATTTACTTGTTGATTAATTAATCTAAACTATTTATACGTTTCTTTATTAAAAATCTACTATAGTTTACGATGGATCTTCAGGCCATACGGTTGAATCATCAATTACGACTATGTGTTCGTGATCCCCCAAGCCACCCCCTTCATAATTTTGTGTCCATTCACCACCTTGGGTTACAGCACCCGTATAAGTTATTACATCGTGATTATCATAATCACTGGTTTGTGCTATAATACTATACGCAGAGCCAGAATAGGCAAGAGTCAATTCGTGAGTATATGATGCCGCGTGTGTAGCATCTCTTTGTGGTGTAACTACATATGTGCCACTTAATAAATCGACATATTCAGATAGACTCATCCAATAATCGTGATTGTGAAAACCTCCACTTAATAAGAATGTATGTACAGACGTTCCTGTACCAGGAATCATATCATATTGACTTATTCCATCTACTACAAATTCTCCATCGGTACCAGCATATGGATTAAATTTAATCGTATATCCGTGATAGTGGCTATCCGCTCCATTAGGCGAATCAAAGAATATTATACCATAATTAGCATCTTGCTCATTTATTAAAGTATTCGCTTGTTCCAGAGTGATAGGTTCACACTCTCTACCCGCATATTGTCCAGCAGTATCAAGCTCGCAATCCTCATACAATAGATGGTCGTGACTTCCTTCTCCTTGAATAAACGAAGGTTGAATGGTAAGTACTGGAGGATTATTCGCTTGAAGAATCGTATTAATATATGTCTTTCTTTCATCCATATCCTCTACTGTTGCCGTAGAAACTTGTGTAGTTACATCAGAAGTTGTTACTGGGGCGCCAACAACTACGTTTGTAGAATAATCCGAATAATATGTAGTGGTTGTAGTCGTAGTCACTATCTGTGTGGTCGTTGTTATAGTCGTTGTGACCAAATCTTGATATTGAATTATTATAGTAGTATCACCCGGCCCCGGCGTATCTGGATATGTAGTTGATACAGGACTTAATTCTGTGGAAGTAACTTCTGTGACAATATTAGGTGCCGAAGTGAGAACCTCATCAACGGGTTCAATTTTAGTAATATAGATACTACCGCCCGTCTGTTGTGGTGTAGGTAATTCAAGTGGATTCCAAGCAATAGTCAAGTTATGCCAGTGTAGTCCTTCCGAAAGATTCTCAACTACAGATACATAATATTTGTTTGGATCTTGAAGAGCATCTTCAATACCGCCTCTAAGCCAAGTAAGACTAGACTCAACATAAAATATATCATTAGGATCATCCCATTTAATTGTATACTCGTGAAAGTGAGCGCCCTCTATAGAATCGTAAATAATAATAAAATCTATGAGACCATCAATTAGTTGCATTCCTTGTTCGATTGTTATTCCACTTGCGTAAGCTATTTCATTATTCCAAGCGAATGGTCCAACGAGTGAATTATTATGAAAGTGTGGGTGAGAACCACCAGGATACGGATAACCAGGAGAGCCGAATGCTGGCAAATGCACCATCAACTCATTAAATCCAGCCCAACTTGAAATATTTTGTACTTCTGTTGGGTGTGCGTGGGTACGAGGATCTTCCAAATAGAATTGTAATCCATCACCCGATGACCATTTTTCTATATCTTCTGCTACGAATACCAAGTATTGTTCATCATATGTCACTTTAACCGCGTGATAATGATCCCCTGTTCCTATACTTGTGTATAATATAACTTCATCGAGATCATCGTTAATTAAATCCGTTGTTTGATTATCATCTAATGGTAATGATTGTCGTCCCGCAAAAGCACCAATCGTATCTAGATATGTGCCATTAAATGAGTGGAGATGATCTGTTTCAGAACCTTGAAGTTCATCCCAATCGTGAGCGTTAGCCATCGTAATATCTGGTGCAGTATAGAGAGGAGTACCATTCCAACCCAAATGGGTAACAATACCATCAAGGGTTAACGTATGTTCGTGCGTTTTATTAATTTCATCAACAGCACTCCATTCACCAGTTCCAGTTGGATCATATAATTCTTCTACTTCATCAGCGGAAAATTGTTTTGAAGCAGGATTCCATAAAATTTTATATTTGTGAAAATGTAAATGCTGTCCAGAATTTACTATTGAACAATAAACTATAACATTAGGTATTAGGGCATTAGCTAATTGTTCTGCTTGTATTCGTGTAATCGGTACTGCAATTCTATCTGCATTTGCTCCAAATGTATCAAGATCAGAACCGTCAAAGTAGTGTATATGAGTGTTTTCTCCATATTCGTGTGCGCCATATATCTCTACAATTGGTGCAGTTTCAATATAGTTCCAGGCATCATCTTCGTCTATTTGTGGTTGCCAAGGTGTTTCAGCACCAATATCATATGGCTCCCATTGTTCAGTTTCTTCATTATAATGCCAGCCCGCTGATGATCCAATTGGGATCTGTTCATCAAATGAAGGTACCCAATAAGTTATTACTGGATGAACGTGAGAGGGAGGATCATTGTAAGTCCATTCAGGATAGAATCCGTCCCATGGAGACATTTCAATATCTGATATCTCTGTAGCAGTAAATTCTTCGTTCCCCGGATCATACACTACTTCATATCCGTGAACGTGAGCCATTTCACTTGCTGGTATTTGAGCTTGTGCAGGAGTTTCAGTTGACGAATCGAAAGTTTCGGTTAATTTGTATATAGAGGTATTGTTTGGTCCAGAGCCTTGATAAGTATTAATACCAATACGAGTGCCGAGATAAATTTCTCCATCTGTATCTTCACCCATCGTTAGTATTGACATATCGTGGGTTGTGAGTGTTACTACTTCACTAACAGGATCCCAGAATGAAAGGGCTTTTCTTTTATACCCTATCTCACCTGAAAATTCTGGAGTCCAAGTATTATTAGCACTTGTCCAAGTATAGTTTGCAGGAGTCCAAATACCTCCTGAGGCGGCGAGACAAGACACTTCGTCTGTATATAACTGCCAGTAGTCAGTACCACCACTACAAGCTCCTGCATTTAGACATCCTGTTGCATCATTATCCCAATTTGGATCCTGACAATCACCTTCTCCATAACAATCGACAGCATTATTATTAAATTGAGAATCAGAGCAAGTACCTAATCCTTCAGGATCTGAATATGAAAGAAAAGTAAATACATCGTGTCCTTCTAGATTTGTTTGACTTAGTAAGTTCCATACATTAAAAGTACCATTCCACATAATCTCAAATGTATGTGTGTACAAATGTGAGTGGACATTATCAGTTTGAACTACAAAAACAGAAGTGCCAGGATTCTCTTGGCAAAAAGTTACTTGTGAAGGAGTCAATTCGCAAGTGTGGCTGTGGGTAGCTCCATTAACTGCATTAGGAGTTATAGAGAAAAATGCTGTCATTCCTTCTGGATCTTCTTCTAGAGAAAATATGTGTCCAGAAGTACCGCCCCAATTTGCACTCCAATCACCAAATATATACTTGTCTTTCAGACCAGTCAATAGAGAGCCACGATATACGAAGCCACCTAAGATACTGATACCGGTCCAGTGAGAATATTCGTGAATGGGCTTTTTTAAATCATTTAAAAATTCATTTGTATTTGCATATTGTAGATCAAGAGCAATTTGGTCAATGATTGCTTGGTCTTCCTCGTAGTTATGATATCCTTCAATTACTCTCCAACCATAGTTTCCGCCCTTTTCTACGATGTTAATTTCTTCAAAGATATTTTGTCCAACGTCTGCACACCATAATCTTCCAGTATCATCAAAAGAGAATCTCCAAGGATTACGGAATCCATAAGCCCATATCTCTTCTTTGAAATATACTAACCCAGTATCGCCGTATAGTCTCGGTGTCTCTTTGAATGGATTATCTGGTGGAATTGTATATGGAGTTCCAGCTACTGCATCTGGCTCCGGATCAATTCTAAGAATATTTCCTAAAAGATTAGATGGATTCTGAGCATTACCATAAAGACCGTGTCCTCCGTGTCCGGTATTAGCAGAAGTATCTCCCGCATTTCCACCATCTCCTAGTCCAATATATAACATATCATCTGGGCCAATTGCTACTTCCCCACCATTGTGATTCATATCAGGCTGTGGAATCGTCATAAGAATTCTTTCACTCGAAACATCTGCTGTTCCGGCTGCCACATTAGCAGTAAATTCAGAAATAATAGTAGACGAAAGTGGATAACCAAAGGAACCAGTAGCTGGTCCTTGCTCTGTCATATAAAAAACATAGAACTTACCATTATTTGCGTAATCAGAATTAAATGCTAGTCCCAATGTACCACGTTCATCATAAGCACCAAATGGTCCTACTCCGATAACGTGTTGAATAGATGTTAAGTCCATAAATAATTCTTTAACACCCGTAGTTGTGTGCAATAGATAAATAATTCCAGATTGGTCAACAATACAAATTTTATCTGGATCCATCGGATAGGCTTCGATTGTCGCAGTATCTGTGGTTTGATCTGATACTAGAACATCACCGACTAAATCTCCTGTATCTCCAGATCCGGGTATTGCTTGAACAAAGTTGCTTGAGTATAATTCAACCCAATCGACATTTGGATTCAATGTCGGACTCCAAGACTGAACGTGATGAAATGTAAACGATGGTTCAGTTAAATGGGTCTGTATCGTGGTATCATCTATGGAATTGAATACATTTTGTGGCCAGGGGTTACCTGCATAATCACTACCACCCATAATATTTTCATCTACTATTAATTCAGGCTTATAGTTGTAACATACCCAAGTCGTAATTGGAGTATAAACAAATCCGTGAGTCAATGCATTGCCTTGAAAATCAGTATGCGTTTTCCAATCGGAATCATACGTTACGGAATATTCGTGATAGTGGCCACTCACTATATCTCCTGCTCCGTCTTCAATTGTACCACCTTGAAAAACTCCATTCTCATCAACAATAGCGTTAGTATCATCATCAAGTTTTCCAATATTATCGTACAGAGTAACAGACGCTATTGTTCCGTCTATTAAGTCTCTTGCTTCAATTCTTCTAAGACAGTTCGCAACACGCCCTCTTTGATCATCAACGACTTGTCCTTCCTCGAAAAAGTGAACGTGATTTGTGGCTTCAGGTAAGAAAGCCGTAGAATGTACATCCGCGTGAAACTCTGGAATCTCAAAAACATTCCTATTTACTAAATCTCTTGCTTGAGTATAAGATAATCCTGCAGTATTTGCAGTCTGGCCGTGGACAACCAGATTCATAATATCGACTCCGGGAGCCTCAAATTCGTGTACGTGAAAGGCGGAACTACTAATAGTCATATCTGGTAATGTGAGTCCTTTAGTTATCATTGTATGAACTAGAGGAGCAAATCCATTCTTACGTCCGTGAGAGTGTATTATATCACCTTCTTCAAATGCTTGAATTTCTACGGAATCAATAACATCATTTGTTGTACCATAAATTTTTTGAACGATTGTGTTTTCTCTATTTGATTCAAAATGCTCGTAAGATTTTTCTGGTGCATATTCTGCTTCTGGCATATATGCTTCGACCCATTCGACAAGTCTGCGAAGTGCTTTGGCTACTGTCAATTCCCAAACTTCACAGGAAATCATTCCGCCATCTGTCGCACTATATAAGTCATCTCTAATAATTAATTCCTGCACACTAGGCGGAAACTCTTTAATTGGAAGAACTATAAGATGCTGGAGAAATTCAAGCACCACTTTCTCAGGAAAAGCATCTCGTACGCCGAAGGCGGCTTGATTGAGCCAAGCAATTTCATATAATTTTTCTGAGATATCAGATCCAATTCGCCCCATATCAATATCAAACTCAATACCTAAGTGATCTCCTGGGGCAATCCAAGTTGATGCATCCATTAGTTTAGACCTATTCTCAAGATCCTTATATATCTCTACTACATACTCATCGAATCCTTTCTCAAGATATACTCCGAATCCAGTATGAGCGTGTCCGAGAGTACCGTGTGATTCTAATTCTTGATCCCATATATCGATAGCAACATCGAGATAACCGAAAATGTAAATAAGTAACTTAACATAATCTGTGGGCATCGCCACTTGCAGACCAATGGAAGAGTCGTATGAAAATTCAGCGAATAGTTTTAGTCCAACTGGGTGAACAAGTTTCTTTAGAACCTCGCGGTATGATTGAACAGGAACTGAAGATTTAACAACGTATGAAAAGTCCTGGTAATATTCGTTATCTTGCATCTTCCTGTCCGAAGACAAGAAGCCTGCAGAGTCTAACCAATAACCATTTGTTTTCCAAACAGCAGTTTTTACTAAAGGTTGTATATCTGGATTAAGAAGAACCTCACATTCTTCTCTTGTAGTCGGAGACTCTGAAACTCCTGTAAGAAAAGCATCTTCTACACTTAGAATATCTGTCGTTAGTTCAAGAACTGGATACCATTCGAGAAAAGCAGGTTCACCAAAAAATGGTGAGTTTGAATCCGCACCCTCAGGATGCAATGCGGCTTCACAATCAATCATATTGTCGAATGGAGACAATTGCGTTCCTACATCAGCCGGCCAGTCAGGCGATACTGTACAGAAAGATGCTGTAGGTGCTTCTCCTGGATATGATCCTTGATATTGAAAAGCAAGAGTAGCAACTACTTTTTCTCCATTTTGAAATGTTCCATCAACCTGATTCAACTTCATCTTTGTAAAATTTACATCATACCCTTTAATTTCAGCGGTAGACATATTCGTCAAACCGGTAATTAATGGTCTTTCTGGAAATTTCGGTACTTCATTAGGATGACCAGTAACGTGAAACCATTTGTCAACCCATCGATGTCCATTAACAATACATTCACCTTCTGTTCGTATGCCTTCTGAAATAATTTGAGCAACATATGGAATTGCATTGAGTCGTGTACCTACATCTTCCCAGATTTCCTCGTCTTTGATAAACACGCCATTGACTTCTGTGAGCAATAATTTTTCATAAGCTGAAGTAGTTACGTCCTCATCCAAATCTACGAAGGCAGTTGCACCAGACGTTTGTCCGATAATCTTTTTATTATAAATGTTCCTTACAGTTTCAGGAAGTTGTACATTTACAGTTTCTTCATAATATTCAGAAGCTGGATCTGTTGTTTCTTTGTCAGTCAATATAGTAATCCACTCTGGCTCATACCATACAGAACCAGATGCTCTCCACATCCATTGTTTTGGATATATCGTTTCGACTTGAGCATCGAAATCTCGTCTAAAGAGGAACTCAAGGGCGTTGGTAGTACCTTTTTGCCTATATATTGGTTGGATATTTTTGGCTAGAAAAGCCTTGTCAGTAGTAGATACGTAGGGATCAACAGCAGTATGAGGAGTACCGTGAAGGTACTGTTTCTCAAATTCAGGAATGAATCTGTCGAGAGCGTGGTCGATATCCAGGTTCTGAATTAAATCAGTTATCTGGGTATATTCTCCTAGTTCACCATTAACATCAGTTTCCCTTTCCAGATACTCAAAGTATTTCCGGAGGAAAGTGATGAACATCGGATGGTCTTCCCGAACATAATCGGGAACCATTCTTTCTACAAAGATTGATAGAAACTTTGCGGGATGTTTAGTAAAGGTATCTTTTTGTGCCATTTGTAGTTACACCAGATCAAGCATTAATACTCAGCATTGAAATATTACTATTTTCTAGAACAAGTAAATTATTTCTAATTGCAGTAATGTCATTTGATTGAGGTGTAGCGTACAGACTAATTACTGTGTTAGTGTCTAAAACTGGATTAAATCCAATAAGCTCAATAATTCCAGTTTCGTAATCGATAGTTCCTTGTTCGGTATTTAAAAATTGTTCATTAGCAATATCATACAAAAGAATGTTCCCTTGACCATCATCTAGAAGTGCGAATTGGGTACCTGCTTCGGAGTTACCAAATACGGAAGATACAGAAGTACCCGCCGTAATAGCATTGTCAAATCTAAAAATATAGTTACCAACTGTGTTCGATGCTTCTATGAAAAACTTTTTATACATTTTAACACTGGTCAAATTATTAGAGATAGAAGTATCGGTGCTATCAATAGTTTGAACAAGGCGAGAATAACGCAACGTTACCTTGAATTGTGTAAGTTCTCTTTCAAAAAAATCTTCAATTTCTGATATAATTTTCGTCTGAACTTCACCAGCAGATAATTGAGTTAGAACGGGGTCATACTTAACCGTTGCAATTACATCTATATACGTATATTCTGGAGCCGTTATGATTGGATTAATAGCCAGCATATTATACTTGGAAAGTATTTCATCTGTTAGTCTTGTCTTTGTCAAAGGAGATAATTCTAATCCGTGCTTTGGTTTGATACAAATGAATACTGCTCCGTATTGTGGAGGATCATTTTCTTCACCACCCCAAACAGCAATAGCCTCAATGTTTGGATATTTCTCGACTAAGATAGTTTTATAGTCTTCTGCTGTAACTGCTCTGTCCTGTCTCTCATACGCTCGTGGTGCAGTTTCTTTGATGTTAGCCGTACTTTCTTGTGGAGAACCAAGAGAACTTATGTCCACTGTATCTACCACAACAGTTGAAGCCGTGTATACACCAGCAATAGTAGAATCTAGAGCAAATGACTGTTCCTGTATAGTTGATGTATAGTTTCCGGCTTCTCCCTTTGTACCTAAATAAGTAACATCAATTGTTGAACCGTCGAGAGGTCTTCGTCCGAAGAGCCCATTCCCAAAGTATATCTCGGTTACTCCATCTAGTCCCTCTTGAAGAAAGAAAACAGCGGATTCGTTATCTAGTTCAGATAAAATTTGATTATTCTCCCAAGGCCAATCTGCTATCACCATACTCATAGTATCCCTGTCACAAGAGGTATCTGCTATTATAAACTTTTGTGTTTCTGATGCTCCATCAAAATCCCATTGAATTGATTTTAGCTCGCCCTGCGAGAGTTTAATTTCTCCAGAGAACTCTCCTCCTTCATCTGCAAATATATTTACTGTATCTAAATTAGTGAAAGGTAGCGGTACACCATTGATATTGGATACGAATTTTGTTCCTTTTTCTACGATAATATATTGCGGGTCTGTACCAGTAGTGTCAAATGTTAGCTTGACAATAGCTTCAGCGGCATTTGGTGACTTTGGAACATATCCGAGAGCCTTTGCGTGAGATACTACAGAATTTCGGAGCGTGGCTGTGTCGAGGAAAGACTCATTGATAGCCATATTTGTATGAAATCCCATATAGTGAGTTGTGTAGGCCATTACGTCTACTAATACACTCATTCCAGAGCCATCGAAATCAAAGTCAATAAACTCATCTTGACCTTTCATAAACTCTTTAATATTCTGTTTAATTCCATCAAACTCAAGATTACTTAGGTTCAATGCTTTTGGATTGCTTACGCTAGAACCGCTTCCAGTAGTGCTGGTGGTACCTGATCCATTTCCTGATGTATGATATGACATTGTTGTTATTTACCTCAATCTGTTTAAGAAAAAATCTAATGCTACAGGAGAACCTTCGTTTATAGGAACATAGATTATCGTAACTGAATAACCATTCCTGTCTGGATCTGCCTCCACTACTACGCCTTTTAATTCACATCTTTTTTCAAATCTACGTAC